AGCGATGCATAGTTATGATGCCATGAGAAGCATACCTGTGAAGACACGGCCAGCAGCCCCACCGCCACCGAAACCGCTGCATGAAACGCAGATCAAGGGCCTGCGGATTCGGGTTATCCCGAAAGCCGGTATATTCGATCTGAGCATAGAGGCTCCGAGTGGTGAGACGGAGATCGTCGCCCGATGCGCCACCGCCGGGGTAGCAGAGAGACGCTTCGAAGAGACATGTGACTTGCTGCGATCATGAGGCGGAGGGGGAAGGCATAACGGCACAGCGGTGCGGACCGGAGGTCCGCCCGGCGTCCCGGAGAGTGTTCAACATTCTCTGAGCCTCTCCAGAAGGCGTGAAGGATGCCAGGATATACCGACGCGGAGATCGCGATGATCAACCAACAGCTCATCGGCGCCTACTCGGAAGCCGAACGCTACATCGTCGAGCGGGTCCTGGCCGCCGACATCACCGACTGGCAACGCGCCCGCGCTAACCAGCAGCTCGCCCTGATCCGGGATGCGCTGCGCGAACTCGGGCAGACTACCCAAGAATGGGCCGAGATGCATATCCCGCGCCTGTACGCCGCCGGCCTCAACGCCACCGACGAGGTGCTCGCCGGAATGCTGGTGCCGCCGCCGCGCGCCGAGTTCGCCGCCCTGCATATCAGCTCGATCGAGCTCGTCAGCGAGAACCTGACCCTGGGACTTGAGAACGCCCGGCAGATCGTGGGGCGCACCGTGCAGGACGTCTTCCGCGAGGCCGGCCTGGCCGCCCTGCAAGAAGGCACCGCCATGGGCGAGACCCGGCGCGACGCCTCGAAACGGATGCTCAAGCGCCTGACCGACCAGGGCGTCACGGGGTTCGTCGATGCGCGTGGCGCCGAATGGAACATGAGCACCTACGCCGAGATGCACATCCGGACCGCCAGCATGGAGGCGACCAACACCGCCACCCGCAACCGCCTGGCCGAACGGGAGATCGACCTGGTGCGAGTGCCGCGCCATGATGACGAGTGCCCGAAATGCGTTCAGGCGCTCGACACCCTGGGGACGATCTTCTCGGTCTCGGGGACCAGCGAGGAATACCCGGCGGAGGACGACGCCCGGGCCATGGGGCTCTACCATCCGAAGTGCCTGCATCGGGCGCAGCCGTACGTCGAGGAGTATGAGGAGGCGGAGGCAGGGTAGTAGGACAGACGCCTCGTCTGTCCTGGAGAAGCGTGGACAGGCAAGAATGCCTGTCCTACTGGAGGTCACGAAAATGCCAGTGCGATATGACAAGCGCAGGCGCAGATACCGGATCGGATCAGGGCCGGCGCGATACAAGAGCCGGCGAACGGCGCAGCGGGCGGAGCGGGGGATGAGGGCGCGGAAGAGGCGGCGGCGGTAGAAGGTGTTAGGAGGGGCCGCCTGCCTGCCCGGCCCGGGCAGGCCGAGAAGGAAGCGACGAACGTGGGCCGCGTGGGCACGCGGCCCCTCCTGAAGGCAGGGCAAAGAACAAACGACCGCCGGCAGGATGCCTGCGCCACGAACAACATAGCATGAAGGGTATCAGGAGGCGGAGACGATGGGCGAGCAGCAGGGCACACAGCAGGGCACGGAACAGGGCAAGGACACCCAGCAGCCAACCATGACCGCGGCCGAAGTCCAAGAGCTCATGCGCAAAGAGTCGGATCGGCTGGACAAGAAACACAAGGCGGACCGGGAGAGCCTGATCGCCGAGGCGAAGACGCAGGCCAAAGCGGAGCTCGAGGCGGAGAAGAAGACCGCGGACATGACCGAGCTGCAGCGGGTGCAGGCGGAACTGAAGACGCTACAGGATCAGGTGACGACCAGCGGGCAGCAGCTCGCCGCCAGCCAGGCCGCGGCCACCCGGGCGCAGTTCATCGCGACGCACGCGGGCGATATGGACGTCGCCTGGCGGATGTATTTCGACCAGCAGCTCGCAGCCGCCACGGATGGGGAGAAGCCCGAGGATATCCTGGCGCGGGTGCAGGAGGAGCACAAGGGCGCGAAGGGCGGGCAGACAGCATTGGGCGTGGCAGGGCGACCAGGGCAAGGAGCCGCCGCCAAAGGGGAGACCATGAACGACATGATCCGGAGGGCGGCGGGGCGGTAGAGGACGTTGGAGAGGCGCGCCCCCGCGCGCGCCTGTGTTGTACGGCACAGGCGGGAGCGGGGTCCCGCCTCTCCGTGGAACAGACGGCAAGACGAACGGCAATGACGGAGGAGTGATATGAGATGCCAGTCAACAGCTTGACCTCACGGACGGATGCAGCGGCGCTCATTCCGGAAGACGCAGCGTCCGCGATCATGCTCGGCCTGCAAGATAACTTCTGGCTGTTCAACCTGGCGCGTCGGCTGCCGAACCTGAGCCGCGCGCAAAGACGGATCCCGGTGGCCGATGCGCTCGCCACCGCGTACTTCGTGGACGGCGACACCGGGCTCAAGCAGACTACCGACTTGAGCTGGGACAACAAGTACATCGACGCCGAGGAGATCGCGGCGATCGTGCCGATCCCGCAGGCCGTGCTCGACGACGTTGACTACGACATCTGGGGCGAGGCAAGGCCCGCCCTGGAGGCCGCCTTCAGCAAGGTCATCACCCAGGCCGTGCTGTACGGGACCAACATCCCGGCGACCTGGACCACCAACCTGGGCGCCGCCGGCCTGGTGGCCTTCGCCACCGCGGCCAGCGCCGTCGCCTCGGCGGCCGGCTTCGCCGACCTGTATGAGGCGATCCTGGGCGAGTCCGGCGATGGCGTCGGCGACGGTCTGCTCATGCTGCTCGAGGCGGACGGCTTCATGGCCACCGGCCACGTCGCCGCGATCTCGATGCGCGGGCGGCTGCGCAATGTGCGCGACGCGAACGGCCTGCCGATCTTCACGTCGGCACCACAGGATCCGACCCGCTACGAACTGGATGGCACCCCGTGCATCTTCCCGCTGGATGGGTCGATCAGCGCCGCGCAGGCCCTGCTGATCTCGGGCGACTGGACGAAGCTCGTGTTCGCGGTGCGGCAGGATATGACCTACACCATCGCCACCGAGGGCGTGATCACGGACACCGCAAACAACGTCGTATATAATTTGTTTCAGCAGGACATGGTGGCGCTGCGAGCCGTCATGCGGCTCGGGTTCGCCCTGCCCAACCCGATCAACCAGATGCAGGAGACCGAGGCGAGCCGGAGCCCGTTCGCGATATTGACGGCGTAACGGCCCGCGCCGCGGACGTGCGGAGAGGCGGGACCCCGTTCCCGCCTGTGTAGTGCAACGTGAAGGAAGAGGCAATGGGTAAACGGCAATCGGCAGACGGCAACAGCACAGGCGGGAGCGGGGTCCCGCCTCTCCATGAACGGCACAATGGACGGCAAATCGAGTTGATGGGAAAGGAGACAGGACTATGGGACTCTATCCGAAACCGACCGACCCTCTGGCCCTGGGACTGCCGGTAGGGCCATACTCGAATGTGTACTACGTGGACGGGACCAACGGGGATGACGACAACACCGGACTGTCACCGCTCAAGCCGATGGCAAGCGTGGAGGCCGCCGAGGACAAGTGCGTGGCGAACCAGCACGACGTCGTGGCGCTGATCTCGGGCGCTACCGCCGATAGCCCGAGCGCGAGCATCGCCTGGGACAAGAACTTCACCCACCTGATCGGGCTGGGGCCACCCTTCCCAGGCATCGGACAGCGATGCCGGATCGTCGGCTCCGCCGCGCTCGACCTCACCCCGGTCATCACCTTCTCGGGCCGCGGCTGCATCGTGCGGGACGTCCAGTTCCAGAACGAGAAGGACGCCGACACTGATGGCGGCTGCGTGATCGTCAGCGGCCCGTACAACTACTTCGAGCGCGTCTACTTCAACGGCATGAACAATGCCACGCCCGCAGCGCGCGCCGGGGCCTACTGCCTGAGCGTGACGGGGGCCGAGAACGTGTTCAAGAACTGCACCATCGGCTCCTGCCAGACCATCCGAGCGGCGGCCAACGCCGAGATGATCGTGACCAACGGCGCCAACCGCTGGGAACACTGCCTGTTCCAGTGCTACTCGGAAACCGCAGGCAAGTTCCTGGTGAGCGTGCAGCCGCCCGGCGGCGGCCTCGGGGACCTGATCTTCGAGGACTGCCTGTTCTACTGTCAGACCGTCAACTGGGCGACCGGCATCACGGATGTGTTCAACATCCAGTCGGGCGGCAGCCACTTCGTGATCCTGCGGGGCGACTGCCAGCTCGTGGGCGTGGGGATGGGCTGGGCCGACACCGTGACCCACCTGTACGGGGCCGGGCCGATCCCGAATGCCGGGATGGGGATCTCGACGAATCCGACGACGTAACGACACAGGCCAGCGGACCGATGGTCCGCCCGGGAGCGGGGTCCGGGAGGATGCTCAGCATCCTCTGAGCCTCTCCAAACGGCAAACGACGAACGGCAGAGAGGTGAGAGATCATGAGTGCAGCGATAGAAGATGCGAGCAGAGGGGGAGTGCTGAGCTACCGGATCACGGGAGCCGCCTCCACCGCGAACGCCGGGCTGGGGTCCATCGCCAACCCGGAAGGAGTGGCCCTGCTGATCCTGCGGGCCACCTTCTGGTTCGTCACGGCCGCAGCAGCCACGGCAACGCTGAGCGTGGGCGTCACCACCGCGGCCGCGGCCGCCACCGACATCCTCAACGCGCTGGATGTCAATGCGGTCGGCGATGACTGCTACTACAACGGCTTCGCCATGCAGAACACCGCCAAGACGGCCATCACGGCGCCGGCGGTATGG